AACAAGTTACTAGAAGTATTCCGGGTATGATTTCTAAACAAGATTATTTACCACCCACAGGGGTTGAGGTTGCAGATTTACAAAAGGATCAAGTACAACCACCTATGGTAGATTCTATGAAAACAGTAGATAAAGATGTTGTTGTCGAAGTTACCCCAGAAAGAAGAAAAGATTTGAAAAAAAATATAACTGTTTTGGATAACACATCAGCCAAATTAAATACTTTTCTCCAAAAAATAGAAGAAATTGATCCTAATGTAAGAACTATTGGAACAGAAAGAGCAGATATTAAAAATGCTTATACAAGTATTTTATTAGAATTAAAAAATTTAGAAGAGCTAGGAGTTTTAGCTGGCCCTGATTTAGATTTATTGCAAGGTATGTTAGGAGATCCAGTAAGCTTATACCAAAATCTTTTTATGGGTGGAGCAGAAGGCACAAAATTACAAATTCAAAATATCAAAGATTATATTAACGAGAAAAAAACAAGATTTTCTTCTGAGCTTGGCGAAAAAATAGAAACACCACAAGGCACAACAAGACAAGAAACTGCTTTTCTGAATGGTAGACAAATTATTCCTAACAAGGATAACACTGGTTGGATATATAAAGACACAGGTGAATCAGCGCAATAATAACGATGGCAGAGCAAACACTACCACCGCTACCACAAGGCGCAACCAAAACACTACCACTACCTAGTGGTGCTTTATCTTTTGATAACTTAGATAAAAAAACAGGTGCGCCTAAACAATTAAGAGCAACTGTTTCTGCTTATAAAAAACCATTAGATAAACTAAAGTTAATACAAAAATATTATCCAGATGCTATTCCTTTTAGTGACGACAATTATGTCTTTACAAATCCAAAAACAAAACGACCAACTTTATTTAACCCGGGTGGTTTTGATGTTGGCGATGTTTTTGAATATGGAAGAATTCTACCTGAATTATTTGGTGGCGCGATTGGTGCAGTGCTAGGTGGAATTTCTACTTCTCCAACAGTAGCTGGTGTACCAATTGGTATAGCGGCAGGAGGGGCAGGTGGATCTGTTGTTGCCGGGGAAATTTATGACCAAGCACTAAGATCTTTCTTTGGCGCGGGAGCGGAAGATACAAGGAAATTTACTGAATACGCTGAAGATGTTGCTTTACAAGCAACCATTGAAGGTTTATCACCATTCCCAATTGCTAAAGGTGGTGAGATATTAAGAAAAGGTGCTAGTAAAGTTTTTAATGATCCTACAGCAAAAGCTATGTATAAATCTGCTGAAAATCTTAATTTAAAAGATTTGCCACTAGGCGTTACAACAGGCCCTAAAATCGCTAAAACAGAAAACGCTCTTTCAACACAAGTTGGTGGCTCTAGCATTGTGAAATCTTATAGCGACTCAATAGATCAATTAAATAAATCTATAGAAAACATTACATCACAGGGCAGTAATCTTTCTCAACAAGCTGCTGGTGATTTGATATTAGATGCAACCCTTAAATTTGAAGATGATTTTTTAACAAAATCTGATGCTTTATATCGTAGATTAGATAAACAAATACCAAGAGGTAAAATTTTTAAACTGTCAAACACAGAAAAAGTTTTGAAAGCAAATAAATATAGATTCTCTAAAGAGGGTCTTGCTGAGTTATTTGGTAAGAATTTTTCAGACAATTTATCTGAATATTTTGCTGGAAAACCTGAGTTAAATTATTCTGATTTAGCTGCACTAAGAACAACAATTGGCAGACAATTAAAAGGCACATTTGTAGTTGGCACATCTCCAGAGTTAGGAGATATGAAAAAACTATATGGAGCTTTGACAGATGATATGTTTAATGCTGCAAAACAAGTTGGTGGTGATGCGCTTATATCAGCCAAAATAGCAAATGCTTATTATAAAAAAGGTCAAGACATTATAAATAAACAAATAAAACCAATTACTACACAAGCAGGAAAAGACTTTATACCTTCTGAAAAAATATACACAAAATTAGAAAATAATCTTAAAACTGAACCCTCTAAGGCTAATGAATTTTTAAGCAATGTATTTAATAAAAGTTTAGCCAATGAAAATCAATTAACTCTATTAGGAGAAAAACAATTTTTTGATTTAACAAGAAATACAGCTGGTGAATTAAGTGTTGGTAAAACTGTAACCAATTTAGAAAAATTGAAAAAAGGAACAGGCGAATTACCAATTACCTTACAAACCCTTGGAACAAAAGTAGATGATGTAGAAACTTTATCTAAAGGTTTTAAAGAAGCGCAGAAATCAATTAATTTTTCTAACACAGCTTTTGGTAATGCTAACAGAGAATTTATGACAGCAATTGGAGCTGGTACTATTGGTGGAATAACCACAGGCGATCCATTCACAGGTTTACAGTTTGCAGCAGGTGCTTATATAACACCTAAAATCTTATCTACTGCATTAACGAACCCGGTAACAAAAAAATCTTTGAAGAATTGGGCTACTAAAGCAGATATACCAATGGATGCTAAAGTTGCTACTTTGACTTCTATTGGATTAACAGGCCCACAAGCACAATCATTTATAGAAAATCAATACAGACAAGACAGTTTATTATCAACTGAATAACCCATGCCCCTTGCAACAGAACGAGTTGGTCGTTTTGGTGAATATCTCACAGCAGCAGTCCTCTCTCAAGTTTGCGATACAGTAAGCATCGTTCCACACAACGCATCTGCAGATATCATCTTTGAACACAACCTAAAGCTGTATAAGTGCCAGGTAAAAACTCAATCTAAAATAGAAAAACGCAGAGAGAATTGGCGTTTTGATATGCGTAAAGGGCAAAGAGTTGCACACAGAAAATACAAAGATAATGAGATAGATGTGTTTGCTTTTGTTTCTATAACCCACCGAAATGTGGTTTTCTCTAAACCTATGGATAAGGGCCAACTAACCATCGCTGATGAACACATGAAAAACAACGATGCTGTGAAGAACATTCAAGACATACTTAAAGATTTGCAATAAAAAACAAAACCCCTTAAACTACGCTAATACACTATAGGGAGATAGTATGACAAAAATAACTTTTAAAAGAATTGGGACACCGCAAGAGTCTAGGCTAACTAGACAATGGCAATATGTAGAGGGTCTTTCTAAATATCAATATAAAGATTGGATTATTGAAAATTCTTGTGGGTGGAATGTTTATCAAAATAATAAATTAAAAAAAATGGGATGCTCTTATAAAGAAGCTAGAGAGTTTGTTATTAATGCAGTAAATGGAGAAACAGTATGAATGTATTAAGTTTATTTGACGGAATGTCTTGTGGAATGATTGCTTTGGATCGTTTAGGAATCAAAGTAGATAACTATTACGCAAGTGAGATTGATAAGTATGCCATCCAAGTTAGCCAAGCTAACTATCCTGACATTATTCAAGTCGGTGATATTACCAAGTTAGATTTATCTACACTACCGAAGATTGATTTGGTTATGGGTGGTTCACCTTGTCAAGGGTTTAGCTTTGCAGGTAAACAGTTGGCGTTTGATGATCCAAGATCTGCATTGTTCTTTGAGTTTGTTAAATGTGTTGACACTTTAAAGCCTAAATATTTTTTACTAGAAAATGTAAGAATGAAGAAAGAATACTTAGATATTATTTCTGAGTACATGGGTGTTGAACCTATCTTTATTAACAGCTCTTTGGTTAGCGCACAGTCAAGACAGCGTTACTATTGGACTAACATTCCCGGGATTGAGCAACCTGAAGAGCGAGGCATAGTGCTGCGCGACATATTAGAAGACCAAGTTGGTTCAGAACATTATGTTGGTGACAATATGCAAAAGAACTATAAAGGTGGTAATCAACTTAACCCTAACTATAAAAGCCAAGCTAATACCATACATAACTCAGATAAAAAATCTGGAACAATATGTGCAGGTACTCATGGTTATGCCAATGGTTATGTGGGTGACAAACACAAACCTGTGAAACAAACAGAACGCAATGCTAGACACCTCAAGCAGCTTGATGATAAGTCACTTTGCATGACTGCAACTATGTATAAAGGTGCAGGTAACAATGGTATGACTTTAGTGCCACAAAGAGTTGGCACTCATGTAGAGCAAGTTAAGGTAAGAAAGCATGAGGTTGATATACCTAATTTACAACATCTTTTAAGAGTCTTTAAATCACAAAGTAAAAAAACTAACAGACAAATAGCAGAAGAAACTAATTTACCCATTACTAAAGTTGAGCATTGGTTTAGAACCGATAGCAGTTTTGCAATTCCAAGTGATGATGTTTGGTTAAAATTGAAAGAAGTTTTAGCAATTCCTGTAGATACATTTGATGCACAAATTATGGAGTTTGAATATCGTGATGGTGTCTATGAAAGTACACAAAGAGTTTATGGTGATCATGGTAAATCACCAACACTTACAGCATCTAATTCAGATCAATTAATACAAACTAGCGATAAACCTCAACACATAGGCACAGCAGTTGATGTTAAAGCTGCTGCTTATCGAGCTAGATCAGTTGATGAGAATGGTAAAAGAGTTGCATGGAAAGATACCAAGCCAAAACAAATGCTTGAGTTACGCAAAGACGAAAAAAGCAATTCAGTTACATCAGTTCAAAAGGATAATGTTTTAACTCAAGATAAAGTTTATTGGAGAAAGCTAACACCCCTTGAGTGCGAGAGATTGCAAACAGTACCAGATAACTACACCAATCATGTCAGCAACACTCAGCGTTATAAAATGCTTGGCAATGGTTGGACAATAGAAGTGATTGCACACATTTTACAGAACATGGAGGTTGACAATGTTTAAAGGTATTACATTTGAGGCTGTAGATAACTTTTTTGATGAGTATGACTATCATGGTTCTACAGGTTGGTTAACAGAAATAATCTATGGCAACATTGATTTAGGCCTTCTTAGAAAAGCCATCAATGAACACGCACAAGGTAACTTTGAAAAGTGTCAAGAGTATGTTGACCAAATGCATATAGAGGTGGAAGTATGACATCTAGTATGACACTTAACGAATTATTTGATTTATATACAAAAGATTTAAACAGGCGTGGTGCTAAGACTGTTAAACGTATTAAACAGTTTTATGACAACGACATCCGATTAGCTCTTGGCGATAGAGAGATAAACAGCATCATCAGAGGTGACATAGCACAGCTACACTTCGATGTGTCTGAGAGATCTCCTTATACCTCCAATAAATGTCTCTCTATCCTCAAGGCTATGTTTAACTTGGCTATTACCTTTAGCTACATAGAAAACAACCCGGCATTTAACATTGGTAAGAATCGTGAGATTAAACGCAAACGCTATTTGACCAACCAGGAGCTGATCGCCATTACTGAGCAGCTTGATCGTTTGGGCCATAAAGCTAGATACAAGCAAGGTTGCAACTTTCTATGGATGCTAATTTATACTGGTGCGCGTGTGGGTGAGATTAGAAACGCCAAGTGGTCTGATATCAAAGGCAATGCGTTGGTCATTAAAGATCATAAGACCGATCACTCAGGCGAGGATCGTATTATCTTTATTACTCCCGGGGTGCAAAAGATATTAGACAAGTGTGAGCGCGTGGGGGAGAGAATCTTTGACATAGATTCACCCAGATATGTATGGGATGTCATACGCAAAGAGGTTGGGTGCGAGGATGCTAGACTACATGACATCAGACATTCGTATGCCTCATGGTCGTTAGAGAAAGTTAATTTATCAGAGGTTGGTAATCTATTGGGCCACTCAGATGTAGCGACCACTCAAAGATATGCACATATCCATAAAGAGAAAGCGATAGGCAACGCTAATGTTGTGAGCCAACACATTCATAGCATCGTAGCTAATAGATAATTATAAGTTATTAATATCTATACAAACATCATCCTTATTAGCGGTGTGAATACCTAGTTTTAATAGGTATTCAGCAACGCTATGTGGATCTTTATTTGCTGTACGACAAAATTTAATAAAGTCAGACACTAAAACTCTATCCATATAGACAGGTTTTCTACCATTCCTTTCTTGAAGGATTGGATCGTCAAAGTCTGCTAAATTCATATCCATACTCCTAGACTTTTACCTCTTTGGTATATTTGCCTATTTTATTACCCTCTCCGTCTACTCCATGTACGAGTTGCAGTTCCAGGTCAATATGATGTTTTGCTTTTAGTAAGTCTTCAACCTTATTTAGTTTTTCTCTAGTAATAAGTTTTACAACATTACCTATACAAAACGACAAATTGTTAGCATATATATATTCAACTGGTTGGATACCATTACGCTTATAATGCTGGCCACCCACTTGTTTATTAATAGCCAAACTGTCGATTGCTTGATCCCATTCTTGGGGTGTCAAATTATCTATACTCATATTTCATCTCCAAATTAATAAATACTTGATTATGATAGTGGATAAGCGTATATTAGTCTACAGGTAAATCAAAGCAGGGAGAAAAATGCATACCGAAAGAAAATTTATTGA